GAACCAACAGATTCATCACCAGTGAATTGCAATTGAGTAATCAAATACTCGTGAGGATTTTGGGCAAATCGACGGCGCTCATCGGTATCCAAAAACACATAGTCAACATACAAAGAGGCAGCAACCAAAGATTGGTTGTAGGCAATAGCAGCAGGGACGGGACGACCAGGAGCATATTGACCAGCGGCATAAGCAGTGCCAACGTTAGAAGCAGCGTTCAAACCGTGAGGAGCGGCACCACTGTTGTTGCAAGACAAAGTAGTAACAGCCCACAAGCATTCGTCAATAGGACGAATATCCAAATTAATCTTAACTTCGTGATATTGAAGAGCGATCAAAGGAAGAGCGAGACCAGGGTTGGTGCAGAACCAGAATTGGAGGGGCACGTACAAAGTGGTCTCAGGAAGAGCGTTACGAGGAGCGCAAACTTGGCGAGGAGCCAAGGAGTCACAAGGTCCGTCAACTTCAGAGAAGGAAGGATCAGTGATGAAGGTGAGTTGAGTGGTGTTACCAATCATGTTGAAGTAACCGCGTTGTTGTTCAGCAGTCATGGTAAGTTGGTTCCAGATGTGCATCCAGTCACCATATTGACGGTCAATTCGTTGACCACCAATCTCAACCTCAACTTGAGCAACCAATTGCTCACCAGGGAAATCTAACCAACGAGCATAGACACCAGAACCAACGCCAGCAGCGAAGGAAGCGATACCCATAAGTTGGTTGATTTCAGGCAAGGTCACTTGCAAGTAGGTGCGGTAAGCAAGATCTCCGTTACGGGAGATAACGCATTGCACACGACGACCGAAGTCAGCTTGACCATTGAAAGTTTGTTCAATAGATTCAATAGCAAAGTTAGTATATCTACGATATGTCACTTTCCAGAAAGTAATTTGAGGATTACCTGTACATTTCCTCTACCTTATTTTTCAATAAGGATTAGACTATATCTTATGAAGAATTTATATTTTTTGTTTCTGCAATGCTAATTCTTTAGTTAATATATATTCCTCCGAAAACCATTTAGTCGTTGAACCTTCTTCTTTAAATTTTTTTAATTTTTCTAATATATTTTCAATCTGTACCACCTTTGATAAAGGTGGTGCCAAATTTACACTATGTTTTTGCTCCACTTTTTTTAAAAGTGGAACAGGAATCATATTTGTCCAATTCCAACATTTCATTTTTTCATCTTCAACAGTCAAATCAAATTTACAAACTGGTATAATATGGTCAATAGACCAAAATGAACCATAATTACTCCAGTTCATTTCATCTGTAAAATTATATTCAAACCATTCTCTTAAATACTGAATATTACAACCAATATAATTCATTGTTGTATCTTTTTTATCAAGAACACTACGCAATCTTGCAGCTAATGATTTTTTTATTCTGTAATTAATATTTTTATCTCTTTCATTTCTACACCATTCTGTTTTCTGTTCTTTTAAAAATACTACATAACAACTTTTACAAATCTTTTTTTTATAAAACTTTTTCAACTTTGCAAAATTATATAGCGGCTTTTGTTCATTACACTTTTCACATGTTGTTAAAGTTTCTAAATTTTTTTGTCTTATATTTATTTTTCTTAGTTTATCCAATTCATTTAAACATTGTTTACATGTTTGTCCATATTGACCGTTAGCATATTTACGAAATTGAGTATGTGGTTTTTCAATAATACATTTACTACATTGTTTTAATTCAGATGTTAATTCCATTTTATTAATTATATTAGATTTTATTTAATATTGTTTCTTTTACCTTTTAACATTTTTAAATATTATTAGAAAACTATTATTTTATTTAAAGAAGCTTGGATGCTCATTGCCCATTTTATCAAATATTTTGTAACATTATTTTATTGAAAATTTGATTTCATCTTATTCATTATTACTATACCCAAGTTTTTTATCTTGGCCACAACTTTTTCACAAAAATTGCTTAGTAGAATAAGCTTTAGGGGTTTCAAGCAGTTTGATTTTCTCACTAGGGGTTTTCAAATTAATCACATATAGACTAATTTCCCTAATTAACGTCTGTGGTTCTTAAAGAGTCCACAAAGGGTTTTATAGATGCCTTATTTATTCAACATCTCCCGACATTTTTCTACCCTACAGGTTTTTAAGGTAAACGTCCTGAGCTCCATAAGCTACGAGTTGCATTAATCCGCCTCCCATTTTATATATTCCTAAAAGAAAAAATTTTTCTGAAAAATAATTTAATTAAAAAAATTATTTTATTTTTCTATGCTACATAAATTAAGAAAGTAAATTATTTATATTAAAGTTATCCTTCATAAATGAAGAAAGGTAATCTTCATCAAATACTTCTTTTTTTTGTTCATGATTTTTTGTAAAAATATAAGAATCTTTACGTTTTTTTATTGACCATCCATTATCTAAAGCATTATATAAAAACACCATTTTTTGAAACTTTATCTTATCTATTTCTAGTTGTTTATCATCTACCTTAATTTCCAGGTCCATCTTATAGATATATATTTTATTCTTTATTTCATTTTTTAACTAAAAACCAAAATAATAAAATATTACACATTAAACATTAGAAATAATCAAATAAAATAAAATAAATATTTGTTAGTTATTAATAATTAAACATTTAGTATTATAATTTATATATTTTATAATGCCATCCTTTAAACCAAAGGCCAACAAAAAAATTAAAGTATGTAAAAAATATACAACAACATTAGATGGAAAACACAAGGAAATGTTAAATGATTTTGCTAAAGATGACCAAGATGTTATACCTAATTTAAAAGAAGAACGATATAGTTTAAAAAAACAATTAGAATTAGAAACAGATTTATCCATTGAACAAATTATGGAAATAAAGGACAGAATTGAAGAAATTAATATTTCTATCAAAGAACTAAAATCCAAAAAAAATAATTATTTTCTTGATAATTCAAAATATATATTTGAATATTTTGAAAATAAAAAAAATATTGAAAATACTGATGAATGTATTACCAATAATAAAACTATTACATCTAAAAATCAACTTGTTTTTAACATTTTTAAAATTCAAAAAGCAAATGAAGAAAATACTAACAATAATACTAATGATACTAAAAATATTGTACAAAAATATTTAAGCAACGTAGATGAATCTTTTTTAGATATTAATGCGTTTGTAAGACCTACCGATATATGTCAAAGTTGTCTTAAAGGAGAACTAATACCATTAGACGATGAAGGACAGTTAATATGCAATGTATGCTTTGTAAATACACCATATTTAGTTGAAAATGATAAACCTAGCTATAAAGAACCACCCAAAGAAGTTTGCTTTTATGCATATAAAAAGATTAATCATATGAAGGAAATTATTGCACAATTTCAAGGAAAAGAAACAACACAAATTTTACCAGAAGTTATTGAAAAGATAAAACAACAAATTAAAAAGGAAAGAATTAATCTTGAACAACTAACATATATTAAAACTAAAGAAATCTTAAAAAAATTAGAACTTAGCAAATATTACGAACATATTGCATTTATTAAAAATAAATTAGGAATTCCTCCTCCTGTTTTAAGTCCTGAATTAGAAGAAAGTCTATATAATTATTTTATTGAAATACAATCACCATATGCACAATCTTGCCCTGATTATAGAATTAATTTTTTAAATTATTATTACGTTTTATATAAATTATTAGAATTACTTGGTGAAACTAAATATTTGCCTGATATTCCACTTTTAAAAGATAGAGAAAAACTTATTGAACAAGACGAAATATGGAAAAAAATATGCAATATATTATGCTGGGAATTTATTCCAACTGTTTAAAATATTATTTTACATATGAATTGCATAAAATAATATTAACTATTATATATAATTAATATGAGTAAACTAACAAAAGAAGAATTTAGACAAGAAATTCATAACTTTTTGCAAAATATAAATGTAAATAACACAACTATCAATATTGATACAAATGTTGATAATGAGTTAATTGACCAATTTTTTTATAAATATTATGACCAAGTTCCAAAATTAGATGTATACAAAGATTCTATTACTTCAATGGTACAAGATGCTATTGACGACGGTACAACTATTACATTTAAAGATATATTAGAAAAATGGAATGAATCTGATGATAGGACTACTATTGCGACCAATTCTACTACAGATAGCATTGAAGACTATTTAGGGGGCAAAAAAACTAAAACTAATTCTAACAAAAGAAGGACTTATAAATTAAATAAGAAAAACAAAAGAAAAACTAACAAAAGAAAAACTAACAAAAGAAAAACTAACAAAAGAAAAAACAATTTAACTAAAGGAGGAAAAAGAATGACAGATACTATTACTACAGAACCAATTGCATACAAAGAAGACGAATATGACCAACAAAAAAACGAACTTAATTTTACAGTATAATGTATGAATAAAATAAAAATAAATTTATAGTTTCATTTTGTTAGTTAGTGTATAAGATTATATAAATTTTCGTATTTATTTATAAGGTCATTTAAATTTATCCCTGTTTCATTTTGCCTATAAAAAGATAAATGTGAAACATAAAAATCACTATATAACACATTTTTGAATTGTTTAGAATTTACATACTCTATTGTTAAGTTATGTTCATCATCATTTCCACAATTTCTAATTTTATGCCAATTTTTTCCTTTATAACCAAAAAAATTTATACTATATCTTGTATTTATTGGAATAATTTCATCATCATATTTATAATTTAAAAACTTATGATAATTTTCTATAAAATAATTATGCAATTTTTCTGCTTTTTTTCCATTTTCCCACAATGAACCACACCAACCACCTGGAGGATATTCTAAATTCATTATTTCTTTTGGTATTAAGTTATATTTATTTTGCTGAAAATAAGCAGAAACACCATTATTTATTGTATTAGCAAATACTAGATCATAATTATTATTTCTAATAAATTCTATAAATTTAGGCAATTTATATATATCTATAAAAACAATATCATCGTCACATTTTATTATAATGTCATCTGTAAAATCAGAATCATCGTAATGCCTGTAATAATTATGCCAATTTTTTTCACAAGTATCCATAAAATAAAAACCTTTATTTTGTGTTTCTTTGTATTTTAAATGTCCTACAGAATTATGGAATGTTTTAAAAAATACATTTTCTATTTGAAAGTCATTTTTTATTTTTTGACACATTAGTAGTTCATTATTTTTTTTTATATTCAACATATCATTGTTTATTTTTACTTCAATAGTTATATAATCTTGTTTATCTGCAATACCATTTTTAACCAAACTATAAATTTCATTATTATTTTCTCGTATAACTGATTTAGTATTGTTCCATCCACCTAAAACAATTTCATATTCTGTATCTATATTTTTTATTTTAATATGTATATCATTTGTTGCTTTTACATCTAATGTGAAAGTATTTTCATATATTAGTGGACTAATTAATATATAATTATTATTAGTAGACGATGATCTCTTTAAATTACTAATAGTTTTTAGATAATTTTCATCAGATATATTTCTTGTATTATTCCAAAAATGAACCTCATCAATTATTTTTAATTCTAATGCCTTTTCTAGATATTTTTTTAATATCTCTATATTAGCTTTTCTTCCTGCAAAAATAGTAACAATCGTCATATATTATTTATAATAAAATAAGTTTTTGATTTTTTACTTGGAATTTTTATTAGTTTTTCTTTTGTTTATTCTTCTTTTATTAGACTTTTTATTTGTTCTTCTTTTATTAGATCTTTTGTTTCTTCTTCTTTTTTTAGTTCTTCCACCTAACAATCCTGAATCTTCATTACTTGTATATCCTAAACTAGAATCTACTGAATTCTCTTGTAATTCATCCAAATGCATTGGTCCTCCATCATCAAACATATTGTCATCTAAACTCATGTCTAATTCATGTATGTCTTCAAGATTTTGAGGAATTGCTTCTTCTAACTCTAAATCCACATTTCCATTTTGAAATGAATTTAATACTTGTTGAGTTAATGCGTCAGAATTTGCTGCAAATCCTATATCACTTTGATTCATAATTTGGTCAATTCGGTCTATTATTGCCTCAAAATCAATATTTAATTCTTGTAGTTGAGTTATTTGTTCTTGTGTAAATCCATTATTAACTAATACTTTTTGTTCTTGTTCTGAAAAAGCTCCTCCTTTCATTTTCATCATTTTTCTTTTATGGTTTCTTCTTTTTCTAGTAACCTTTTTAACTGTCATCTATACAATAAAATAATATTATATTTTATTGTATTCTATTTTGGTTAACATTGTCTATACAAAATATTTAATAAATTTAATAATTTATTTACAATCCAACACCAGAAAGCTTAAGACCAATGCCTAAACCAGTGCCATTACGAGCGCTAACACCCATAGCAGGAATATAGGTATCCAAAATTGCGAAAGTAGCAGCAGCCGTTAATGCAAGCAAAGCAATTTCCTCAATATTCAAGGAACGCTTAGGAATGGCAAATGCAGCAATTGCAACCATTAAGCCTTCAATCAAATACTTAACAATGCGCTTAATTAATTCGGTAACGTCAAACATTTCCATCATTTATATAAATTAAAAAGAAAAAAATAATATTTTAGTAAAATTAAAACTTAAAACCAATGTTTACTAAAATATATATAATGGCTTCTAAAAATAGTGCAAGTAAAAAATCGTATGAAAAGAAAACTAAACCTAACGGAACTCCTAATCCAAAATATGTTGATTTATTAGAGGTTGATAAATCAATTGCTGGGCAAAATTTTGGATGCTTTTCATTTGTTTCTCCCGAAAAAATTATAAAACAGCGTGAACAATTTTACTTTGAAGAATTCCTAAAATCATGGGAAATGAATAAATCTATGGAAAAGTTTCATCAATTCCTAAACTTTATTTCTTATAAATATAAACTCCATTTTGAAGAAGTTATTAAAGATTTTGAGGCTTTTATTGAAGAAGAGCGTGAAGCTATTGTTAGTCAAGGTGTCAGCGATGATTATAAGAATTTCTTAGACCGTAATGAAGATGAATTAGAAAAGAAATTTAATGTTAAAAAT